GGTAATTTAGGAACTTCAAGTAATCCATGGGGTAATGCTAATATACGTGATTTAAGTATTGGGTCAATTGATGTAAATATTAATTTAAATCCATCGTTTACTAATAATGGAACTATCGGAACCGCCAGTAAAATATGGGGAAATGCTAATATACGCGATATAAGCGCAACTAATATTAGTGTAAGCGGTAATATATTACCTTTATTCGATATAAGTTCTGATTTGGGGTCTGGAATAAGGAAATGGCGCAACATATACGCAAATGACTTAAGCGTTAATACTATTAACGGGCAAGTATACAGCGGAGCACCTAACCTTAATTCTGTTAATACTAATATAATCCCTTCTTCAGACATTAACTTTAGATTAGGAGATGTAAGTAGAAATTGGAGCAATGCTTATATACGCGATGTAAGTGTTACAAATATTAGCATAAGCGGCAACATACTCCCGTTAACTCCTTTAACTGGTAATTTAGGAACTTCAAGTAATCCATGGGGTAATGCTAATATACGTGATTTAAGTATTGGATCAATTGATGTAGGTATTAATTTAAATCCATCTTTTACTAATAGTTCAAGTCTAGGTCTTTCTACTAAAATATGGGGAAATGCTAATATACGCGACTTAAGTGTCTCAAATATTAGTGTAAGCGGCAATATATTACCTTTATTCAACATAAGTTCGGATTTGGGCTCTGTAACAAGGCGGTGGAGCAACATATATGTTAATGACTTAAGCGTTAACAGAATTAACGGATTTGTGTATAGTGCTGGTGGTGGTGGCGGAACTGCTATTGACCTTACTTCAGTTAGTGGCAATATAATTCCTGCTTCAAACAACAACTTTAGTTTAGGAGATGTAAGTAGAAATTGGAGAAACGCTTATATACGCGATTTAACACTATCAAATAGAGCATATCAAAACATTAGTGGTGGCATTAATGACTTAAGTTGGAGTGCTGTAAATGGGTATTATGCTTTGACAGAAGATGCTTATCCGAGTTTAAATCCGTTATCGAGCGGAGTTAAAGCGGTTCAAACATGGACAGGAAGAACATCATCAAATGAACTCAATAGTTGGTTTGCTATTTGTTGGTCGCCAGAACGCTCATTATTTGTTGCTGTAGGTTGGAGTGGAAGTAATTTAGTAATGACTTCACCAAATGGAATAACTTGGACAGGGAGAGTTTCATCAAGTGAAACCAGTCTTTGGTCGGGTATTTGTTGGTCGCCAGAACTTGGATTATTTGTTGCTGTATCTTTTAATGCATCGCAAGGAGCAATGACTTCGCCAGATGGAATAACTTGGACTGGGCGAACAACACCAAGTGGGAATTGGTGGAGTGTATGTTGGTCGCCACAACTAGGATTATTTGTTGCTGTTTCTCGTAGTAACACAAGAGTAATGACTTCACCTAATGGAATAACTTGGACAGCGAGAACATCATCAAATCAAAGCAATGCTTGGTATAGTGTATGTTGGTCGCCACAACTTGCATTATTTGTTGCTACAGCTTCATTTGGCTCTGGTGCAACTGATAAAATAATGACTTCACCAGATGGAATAAATTGGACTAAAATAACATTACCAAGTGACCCCACTGGATGGGTTAATATTTGTTGGTCTGGAGAACTAGGATTATTTGTTGCTGTAACTAATAGTGGAAATAATGTAATAACTTCTCCAGATGGAATAAATTGGACACTAAGACCAATAAATGATACCAATCAATGGACTGGTATTTGTTGGTGTAAAGAACTTGGACTATTTGTTGCAGTTGCCTATTTTGGAACAAACAAAGTAATGACTTCTCCAAATGGAATAACTTGGACTAGTAGATTATCATCAAATGAGAACAATGGATGGGTTAGTATTTGTTGGTCATCAGAACTTGGAATAGCTGCTGCTGTTGCTCAAGATGGAACAAATAGAGTAATGATTTCTTCATTGCAAGGCCGACCTCCAACAAGTTATAACATATTTGATAGTAGTTTTAATAGAATTGATCAAAGTGGTAATTGGACGTTTTCAAATATTACAACAAATAGTAGAACATATCAAAATATTAGTGGTGGCATTAACGACTTAAGTTGGACTGCTGTTAATGGCTATTATGGATTGACAAAAGATGCTTATCCAAGTTTAAATCCATTGTCAAGTGGAAACTTGGCACTTAGCACTTGGACTGGGAGAACAGTAGATGGAGTTAATTATTGGAGAGGAGTTTGTTGGTCACCCGAGCTTAGACTATTTGTTGCTGTTGCTAATGGTGATAATAATAGAGTAATGACTTCTAGCAATGGAATAAATTGGAACGTAATTGTGAGAGTTGAAGATAATCTCTGGTTCGCTGTTTGTTGGTCACCACAAGTTAGACTATTTGTTGCTATTTCTTATGGTGGAACTAATAGCGTAATGACTTCACCAAATGGAACAACTTGGACACTTCAAACAGTTCCAGAAGTTAATCAGTGGTTTGGTATTTGTTGGTCAGCAGAACTTGGACTATTTGTTGCTGTTGCTGGTAGCGGAACAAATAGAGTAATGACTTCTAGTAATGGAATAAATTGGAATGCTAGAGCAGCAGCAGAAGCTAATCAGTGGCTTAGTGTTTGTTGGTCACCACAACTAATGCTATTTGTTGCTGTTGCTGGTAACGGAACAAACAGAGTAATGATTTCAAGTAATGGAATAAATTGGACATCGAGACAAACACCACAAAATAATCAATGGTATAGTGTTTGTTGGTCACCACAACTAGGACTATTTGTTGCTGTTTCTATTGATGGAATAAATAGAGTAATGACTTCTAGTAATGGAATAAATTGGTCTTCCACTAATATTTCTGGCGTAGAAGCTAATAGTTGGTATGGTGTTTGTTGGTGTGCTGAAGTTGGGCTATTTGTTGCTGTTGCTTATACTGGAACAAATAGAGTAATGACTTCTAGTAATGGAATAAATTGGACTGCTAGAGCAGCAGCAGCAATTAGTAATTGGCTTAGTGTTTGTTGGTCACCTGAACTTGGTATAGCAGTTTCTGTAGCTGATGCTGGGGCAGGAGTTAGGGTAATGACTTCTTCATTAAAAGGTCGTCCTCCAACAAGTTATAATGTATTTGATAGCAGTTTTAATAGTATTGACGAAACTGGCAAATGGACTTTTATTAATGTTGCTACAACAACTCTTACTGTAAATGGTTCAAATGTAACATCAGATGATCGAGTAAAACACAATGAAGCTATTATTACTAATGGCTTAACTATAATTGATCAATTAACTCCAAAGTTTTATCAAAAAACTTTGACAATGTTAGATGCCAGTTATAATGGTGATTTAAGTGGTCTTACTTGGAATTATGAGGCAGGTTTAATTGCTCAAGAACTATTACATGTTAATGATATAAGTTATGTTGTTGGTGGAGGTGATTATTATCAAGAAAGCTATAATCTAATAAGACAAACAAATGAAACAAGCAATAATTTAATACCACAATCATATGACCCAAGCTCTAACTATTATGAAATAAGCCATAATTTAATAACACAAGCATATACTGTAAACTACAATTCTATTTTTGTATATGGACTTGCTGCTATAAAAGAATTACATACAAAAGTAAAAGCACAAGAAACAATTATAAGTAGTTTAATAGCAAGAATACAATCATTAGAAAATAGCTCTCAAATTTAGCTTAATACTACAATCCAATCCAATCCAATATAATCCAATCCAATCTAATCCAAATAAACTATTATTAATATATAAAAATACATAACATTATATTAATAATATAATCACCTTCTCTTAATTATTCGGCTTTTATTCACTTTTGTCTTAGTAAATTTATATTTACTTGTTTTTTTAAAACCTTCTTTTGGAATATATCTAAAAAAGTTCATATTATAAAGTCTTGATTTACGCGAAAGTTCATGGTTTTTAACTTTATCGTATATTTTTACCTTTTCTTCGCGTATATCTTCTAATGTTTGTTGTTTGCCATAGCATGTTACACTAAATCGCTTTAACAACCCTCTTTGTTCTAAACGATTTTTGATTTGAACTTTAAATAAATATTCAGAAAGACATAATAGTCGGTTTTCATCATAATAAGGTCTATTTGCGTAAATAAAAATTAAGTAAAAACTCAAAATAGTGTCAATAGATGCAACTTTGATTTTGCGCCCTTGTAGACTAATAACATTATAACTATGACAAGCAACTGTTTTGTAAATAAACGCAATTGCATCATTATTAACAATTATTTCACAATGGTCGTCTACATATTCACCAATAGGCTTCTTTTTTCTAATAACAACATTTTTAAAGCCTTCATAATTAAGTTGTTCTTTTAATATTAACGCACTTGACATAGGGTTTTCGCTCAACATATCAAAATCAGGAATAGTATTAACTTGCGAGCGTTCTTTTTTGGGCATATATTGACTATAAAGTGACGCAGCATAACCACCAAAAAACACTAATCCTTGATTAATAAATGATGTTTTACAAACTTCATAAATTTTGTCTCGATCGCTATCTGAACCATCATAGTCTCTCTGAAATTGTATAGATTTACAAAGCTCTCCTTTTAATGGATAATTTTTGTTTAATAAAGTAATGCGTTTCAATATTTTCTCCCACCGTGTTACATCTCCCATTGGTCTTGACAATTCAACATACATAGCCATACGCAAATAGTTAGGAGGGCAATAATTTATAGCATTTATTTTAATAGCTTTTTTGAACAAGTTTTTAAACAATGTTTTGTCTAAATAAGTTATGTCAGCAATAGGAATAAAATTAACAAACACTTTATATGTTCCCGCATGAACCGATGATTTTGCCTCTACTTCCTCGTAACCGGCTTTATAATATATATTTGTTAGCTTTGTGGCATATTCCATTGCTAATGGCGTAAAAAAATCATAATCAGGTATTTCAATATCTTTGTTATAAAATCGGTCTTGTTCTGGTAATATATTATTTACTGCTGTTCCTCCGTAACATAATGTATTGTGTGTTCTTAAAAATTCTTCTAATATTTCTATTATTTTTTTTATAGTATCAGATTGCACTAATTTTTTACCTACTTCATAAGTAGCACTATCAATAGCATTTCGTAATATTTTTAATTCTTTTTCTTCAAAAGAGTTCATAATAAATTATATAATATAATGTGTTATTATATTATTTTTTATTTTATAGAAAACAAAAAATATAAAATAGAAAATAGAAAATGTAAAAAATTTGTATTATTATCCAGTTAAAACGCTTTGTATTGTACTTCTAATATCTTCTATAGGTCTATGACTTGTAAAAGGAATAATTGCAAAACTTGTTGGAACATTAGCAATTAAATAAGTAGGTTTTAAATTCCATGAATAGTTTCCGCCAGTAGTAAATTGTTCAATATATTGTTCTAAACTCGCATCTTTAGTTTGATATTTCATGGCTATAGCATTACAACCGTAACCATAAGCTGTAACGAACTCTTCATTATTTACAGAATTATTTAAGTTTGGTAATACTATTACAAAACTTCTCTTTGTTTCGTCTATAAATTGAGTTGATTTACCAGCTATTTCAGTATGTCTATAAGTTTTGCAGAATTCACTTTTGCCTTTTAAACTAATATAACTTTTCAATTTTGATAATACATTATTTTTATCTATTATAGTATTTGATGGGTAAAAATCACAAATAATAATAATTGTTTTGTATAAATCTCTCATTTGAACATTCAATATTGTGCCATTTGTATAATTATGTTGTTTCATTAAACGAAAAGTGTCTTCGCCTGAACTTGCTATATCAAGGTGTTGTTCAAATAAATTGCCTATTTCTTCTAACATTGTTAAATTTGTACTCATAATTCTAAAATTTAAAATTAATGGATCTCTATTACAATTTGTATGAATAGCATCAAAAGCTCTTGAAGTAATAGTGCTTAATACTTCATCTAAATTCAAAGAATTATATGTTTCTTTTATATAGTTACTATTTGCTGTTGATGAAGCAATAATAGGTTTATTATTATATGAATAAATTTCAAAATCTAAAAATCGACATCCGTTAGTAATACATTTTTCTAAAGCACATAAACTAACAAAATTATTTTTATATCCATCGCCACAGCAACAATTATAAGCACTTTTAACATAATAATTTTTTAATATACTATTAGATACATCAAATTTACTTAATGTTGTAGAAGTTGCACTACTTGCTACTACATTATTAGCATTTACAAAATAAGATATTCCTACATTTGACTTATAATATTTCTCTAATTTATTACAAGAACGACCTTCAAGTGCTAATCTGTCATATATCCAACCAAATAATATTAACATTATTATAGTTACAATAAAAATTGTAATATACAAATATACTGATGCAGAACTATATTTTGAATTACTATCTTCTGCACTAAATCCAAGAAAATCTTTTACATATTCAAATATTACAGACATATTTTAACTTCTAGTATAATTATATATTAAAACATTTAATAATAATTTAATAATAATTTAATAATAATTTAATAATAATTTAATAATAATTTAATAATAATTTAATAATAATTTAATAATAATTTAATATTAGTATAAAATTATTATAGTATATTAATTATTAGACTATGGCAGGAGGACTATTAAACTTAATAGCAATTGGAGACCAAAACATTATTTTAACAGGTAATCCTACAAAAAGTTTCTTTAAATCCACATATTCAAAATATACTAATTTTGGGTTACAAAAGTTTAGAATAGACCAAACAGGGCAAAAAGAATTAGAGGTATCAAAACCAACAAAGTTTAGTTTTAAAATTGAGCGCTATGGTGATTTATTAATGGATACCTATTTAGTAGTAAAATTACCAGCAATATGGAGCCCAATATTGTATTATAAATATAATAGTTCAGATAGTTCAGGTGTTTATAGACCATATGAATTTAAATGGATTAAGCATATTGGAAGTCAATTAATAACAGAAGTTAAAATAATGATTGATGGAATAACTATTCAAAAATTTAGCGGTCATTATTTGCAAAATATTGTTGAGCGTGATTTTGATACACATAAAAAGGCTTTGTTTGATATTATGACTGGAAATATTAGCGAGCTAAATGACCCAGCAAATTTTAATAATCGCAATAACAACTATCCAAATGCATTTAATATTAATGAAACCAATACTGATATAAGCGGTATTGAACCATCTATAAGAGAATACAATTTATATATTCCAATAAACACTTGGTTTTCTATGTCATCATTTATGGCATTTCCTTTAATATGCTTACAATATAGTAATTTAGTTATTGATTTTACATTACGTCCATTGCAAGAATTATTTACTATTAAAGATGTATTATATGATATGAGTATAAATACTTATAAAATAAGTAATTACAATAATATTCCCCAAATTCAACCACTTCAAACAACATTAGAATACCAATTTAATAGGTTCATAAATCCACCACCAAAAAAAAATTTAGAAAAAGGTGTTGACAATTATATTAATTTAACAAGTAGAATAAATAGTAATATACACTTATTATGTACTCAATGTTTTCTTGATAATGCTGAACGAGAAATGTTTGCTAAAAATAGTCAAAACTATTTAATAAAAGAAGTCAATGAATATAGTTTTATAGAAGTTATTAGGACTAACAAAATTAAATTGGAATCAAATGGATTAATTAGCAGCTGGATGTGGTATTTTCAAAGAAGTGATGTAGAACAACGAAATGAATGGTCTAATTATACTAACTGGCCATATGAAAATAGTATTCCAAATGACCTACAAAAACTAAAAGATGGATCAGACTATAAATATTATAGCCCACATTTTAGCTATAATAATGGTGATATATCAAAAAATATTTATTATACAGATTACAGTCCAACTATTTATGAGCAAACTAATTTATGTGAAATTATGAAAAATTTTGCTATAATATGTGATGGAAAATATAGAGAACAAACATTGGATAGCAGTGTATTTAGCAAAATAGAAAAATATAATAAATCAAACGGTTCTACTTCAAAGGTTGGCTTATATTATTACAATTTTGCATTAATAACAGATCCTATTAAATTACAACCAACAGGTGGGTTTAATACAAATAAATTTAAAACCATTGAATTTGAATACAATAACTATGCTAATCCGCCAATTGACCCCAGCAATGTTGAATTTACAACATTATGTGATCCAGAAACGGGCGCAATAATAGCAACATCAAAAAACCCTACAAATATATATAAATATTATTATAATTTGTATGTAATTGAAGAGAAATACAATATATTATTTTTTCAAAATGGTTTTGGTGGTCTATTATATTCAAGTTAAAAATTATATATTAACTTTTGGAACTTTTCTTGTTCCATTATGGTGTTTTTGCTTTGCTTTAATTGCTAATTTTAGTGCTTTAGAGTTTTTAACACAACCTTGCTCTAATATTTTATAATCTATTGCAGATGCTTTACCACCACTAATTGCACTTGCTAAACGCGCATAGCCCCAACTTTGAGGAGTTTGATTGGGACGCGAACCAGAAGAATAATATGCACCGCTGCCTTTTTTAACAATTTTTAATAATGCATTTTTAGAACATCCTGTTGCATTTGCTAACTCTGAATTGATTACTATTTTTTTAAGTTTATATATTTTTTGCGCTTTTGCTATATGGCTTGATTTTTTGGATTTATATGAGTCCAGACTTTTTCGCGTTATATAACGTTTATTTTTATATGCATTACGCGTTGCTTTTAATTGTTTAATTTGTAATTTTTTATCTTTTTTACTAAGACGGTGCGGTAAGTATTTAATAGATATTTTCATATATGAAAATATTATAATAACATAAGATTATAATATTTTTTTCTTTTTATTTCTTATTTTTTTTATAGTATTATAATATAATATTATATTTAATATTACTATGAATGAAAAAATCATAAAATTTGAAAAAGGACCACCCGGAAAAAAATACACAGCCTTTGTTCAAAATAACACAACTAAAAAAATACGCAAAATACATTTTGGAGCATCAGATTATCAGCAATATAAAGACAGAACTCCGCTAAAATTATATGCATATAAAAATCATAATAATAGAAAACGAATGCAAAATTATTTTAATAGACATTCTGGAACAAAAAAAAGAAGCACAGCAATAACCTTAGAAAAAAAAAAATCAAAAGGCTATTATAATGCTAAAATATTGAGTCATATATATTTATGGTAAAATTGTTATCCTATAATCATTATATCACCACCACTGAAACTTTCAAGTGTAACTACTCTTGCTGTTAATGCTGCTAAACTGCTTTGTAAAGAAGAAATAGCACTCGTTAAGCCTGCAATATTTAAACTTGAAATAGCATTTGCCGTTAAATTACTTAATTCAATAGTTGATAGGGCAATATTAGAACCAGTAATAGTTCTTGAAGAAATATCTGTTCCTAATATAGAACCATTAATAATATGACTACTATTAACACTGTTTGTTGTTAAACCACCACTTACTCCAAACTCATATGGTTGTCCATTAATGCGACTAACGCTTAAGTCATATACAAATATTTTACTCCATGTTTTAGACAAAGAACCAAAATTAGAAGTATTATTGCTTAACGGTTCAATATTACCGGTTATGGCAATATAATCAACACTTAAATCACGTATATTAGCAGTCGTTGTCTTAATAGTAGAATTTATTATTGAACCCCCACTAATATTAGAATTTATCATAAAACCACCACTTACTGTTAAATCACCTTTTACTATAATAGTTTCATTCACATTATAAATAAAGGGTTTTAAATCTGTTGAATTAAATCTTATTTCTTTAACATCTAATTTGTCTTGTATAATTGTTCTTCCTGATGCTTGTGTTTTTAAAATAATATTACCACTTTCAATCTTGTTTTCAATAACTAAATGTTTATTTGTCCTGTTAAACTGAGGTGCTAAGGCGATTTCTTGATCTTTATAAATAAAGGTTGCATTAAGACCCCATGGAACATTAGTATTAAAAGACTGAACATATTCTTGAACTATATTACTATTATCTATACTAATGTTAAAATAGCTAATATCATAATTTGACATATATACTAAACTTATATATATATATAATATATATTTATATGTATTATAAATTTAGTATATTTATTATATATATATATATATATATATATATATATATATGTAAGTTAAGTAATCTATTGAAGTAATCTATTGAAGTAATCTATTGAAGTAGTCTATTGAAGTAATCTTTTGAACTATTATATTGAAGTATTTATACATGCTTTGGGATTATTTGTAATTCCATCCCATTGTATATTACAATTTTTGGCCCATTTAGACTTTTCACAAATTACATCATCAGCAGTAGAGCCATTTGCAGAAAATAGAGCATGTGGATATGAACGACATATTTCTGTTGAATAACCATCATTTATATATGTATTATTTTTACAGTGTTTTTGGCCTTGACTATCATAATCAACATCCCAATAATCGGGACAATCACTTACAACAGGTGGATATACTTCATTTGATTTATTTTTTATAATAAATGTTGCAACCATTATTAATCCAACTATTAATAATATTGTAGAAATAAACAATACACTTTTATTAAAAGTGGTTAACATTATTATAATAATATAATAATATAATAATATAATAATATAATAAATTATATAATAATATAATAAATTATTATAAATAAAATATAGTATTATTTATAATAATTATGAATCAATACAATGGAAAAGTAAATATTATGGGTCCAAATATAGCTGCTCAATTTTCAATGATGGATAAAATTCCTATAAATAGTAATACTAATTATCAAAATGTATTAGCAGGCACTTTTGAACGATCACAGTTATCAACAAGTTTTTTTTCTAAAAATAATATAGATTTAATACAAAATAGTATTCGCAAAGGTGTTTATGACAAATCTAATCAGCGTATTTTAATAGATAAACAAGCAGAAGACCAAGTTGTTTTAGTTATGAGGTCAATGTATTTGCAATATTCTAAAAATTTAGATACAAATATTGGAAAACAAATAGAAGAATTAAATAATCATGTTCTAAATTATTGCATTCCAAGTGTTTATAATGAAGCAGTATCGTATTTAAAATATAAAGAAGATTCAAGCTCAATGCATAGACCTATGCAACATCCAATATATTCAAATAAAACAAACAAAACATTGGAACAAAAATTTGGTTTTTAATAGTTTATAATAGTTTTTATAGTGTTAAATATTATAATTATATTTATTTAATATAATTATATGGCAAATAAAATAGTAACAAGTGTTAGTGCTTTAGTTGATAGTGTTATAACTCAATCAACTGAAAATGTTGTTTGTATTGATACAAGAAATAGTAGAATTGGAGTAAAAAAATCACAGCCACTCTATGAAATAGATGTTAGCGGAACAATAAATTGTTCTATTCTAACTATTAGCAATGAAACTTTTAATACTACAATTAGTGGTTCTGGAATAAGTATTAATTCCATTAATATTCCTGGAACAATTATTAACAGTGTAGGCGTTACAAGTAATCGTGGTATATATGTGTCGCCTAATACTATTACAAATCCGTCTATTTCTACTTCAACTAATTACATAACAGGGTCTGATATAAGCTTTACTTCTTTAGTAAAATGTAATGATATAAGTTCATCAGGCACAATACGATGCATTAGTGGAAATTTTGTTAATTTAATATTGAGAGATGTATCTTGTAGTTCAATATTATATGTAGATTTAATTAGACCATTTACCCAAAATAGAGACATAAGTATTAATGGAAATTTAGTAATTGATGGAAATTTAGTAATTGATGGTTCTTTAAATTCAATAAAAACAACAAAATTAATTGTCACAAATATAAGTGGAACTGATATTTCCGTAAATGGAAATGTATGGATAGATGGTTCTTTAAATATTAAAGGCTCAGTAAACGGATCAGCATCAATAACAGGCACTAATATAAGCACTGGTTATATTAATCTTCTTTCTGATGATAGATTAAAACATAATGAGCAAACTATTGTTAATGCTTTATTAATAATTAGACAATTAAATCCGCAAATTTATCAGAAAACAGCAACTTTTAAAGAACTACATTATCATGGTTATGTAAATGAACCATATATAATAGAAGCAGGTCTAATTGCACAAGAAGTTGAAAAAATAGATGAACTAAAGTTTAGCGTAACAAGTGGTAATGAAAATACTCCATATAGCTTAAATTATAACTCTATTTTTATATATTGTTTAGCAGCATTAAAAGAGTTAGATAGTAATGTTGAAACTATAAAAAATGTATTAAATTATAATAATTGTTCCAATAATAGAACAAGCAATAGCAATAGTAATAGTAATAGTAATAGTAATACTAATACTAATGAAACAACCAATTATGATTTAATAAATATAATAAACAATCAAAATTATCAAATACAAGAATTAATAAACAAAATAAATATTTTGGAAAACAGAATTAGTATTATTGAGAGAGCATTTTAAAATGCTTTAATTGCAATAATATTAAGAAAAATATATATAAAAGCTTTTAATATTTAAAAGCTATTAATATTTAAAAGCTATTTATATATTCAAAATAATATGTCAGAAGATTCTATTAATACACTTGTAGGTAATTTTTCATCTGTTGTAACAACAATTTCAACGTTATCTATGGAACAGTGTATATGTATAGATACTTCTGCTAATAGAATTGGTATAAATACATTAACACCAGAATATGCTATTGATATTTGCAATTATACTACTCAAAGTCAATATATTAGAACTCCGCGACTTATAATAAGCGATATAAGTAGATTGCCTATTAGTTATGTTAATAATGTTAATATTCCATTAAGTTATCAATTAGTTAGTGGAGAGATTTATGTTGATGCTTCTAATTATTTAAGACTTAGATATTAAATAAATAACATATATGTTTATGTTTTAATATGAGCAAAATTATATTTTGCTATATTAAAATGTCAACACAAGAATTCACTAATTTACCAGATATAAATGATGCTCCGCCTTTTTTAAGGACGACAATATTAGGCACCGACATTCCTATAGTATATAGACTTAACTGTACATATTTAGAAAACATTACAAATGAAAATATGATTATTGACAGCAGTTATAATATTTTATTACAAGCTCGTAATAAACATGTCAGAGTAAATAATAAAATGGGTATTGGTATAGATCCAAGTAGTGCTTACAATTTTCATGTTATAGGAAATACTTGTATAAGCGGAGATATTATTACAAGTGGCAATATTGTCCCTTTAAATAGTAGTTCTAATTTAGGTTCTTCATCAACGCGATGGAATAATGTATTTGTAAATGACTTAAGTATTACTACAATAAATGGCTTGCCTTATGTTGCAGGCGGTAGTGCTTCTAATATTGATCTTACAAAAATTGTAAGTAATATTACTCCGTTTTTTAATAACCTTTACAAATTAGGAGATATTAGTAATATATGGAGCAATGCTTATATAAATGATATTAGTGTATCAAATATTGATATAAGTGTTAATTTAAATCCGCGAATTCCTAATAAAGGAACCATCGGTCTTTCTAATAAACCATGGGGTAATGCTTATATAAATGATATAAGTGCTGTAAATATTACACCAACTATCAATATTAGTGGAAATGTGGGGACAGTTAATATGAGATGGCGTGAAGGTTATATTAATTCTTTATGCACTTATTTTATTACACCTGGAGATGGTATGTCATCTATAGGTGATTCTAATAATTTATGGCCAAAAGCACTTATTAAAGATATAAGTGTTTCAAATATTGATATAAGTGTTAATTTAAATCCGCTAATTCCTAATAAAGGAACCATCGGTCTTTCTAATAGACCATGGGGTAACGCACATATATGCGATATAAGCGCAACTAATATTAGTGTAAGCGGTAACATACTTCCTTTAGACACAAGTAAGTCTAATTTAGGGTCTGTATCAAAGCAGTGGAGCAACATATTTGTGCAGGACTTAAACGTTAATAGAATTAATGGACAAACATACGATGCAAATACTATTGTAGATTTAAGTATAAATCATAATACATTACGTAGCAGAGTCAATGATTTAAGCGGTGTTCTAAGTTCTAATATTACTCGTTTAAATACTATAGATAGTTCACTTGCCAATGTATATTATACTAAGGTAATAATAGATAATTCATTTGCTAATGTGTATACTAAGTTAATAATAGATAATTCATTTACTAATGTATATACTAAGTTACAAGCAGATAATTCATTTGTCACAAAAACACTATTTGAGTTATCATTAAATAATGTAAACACAATACCTAAATCATATCGCGATTTTAGTGTTAATGCTATTGAAATAAGTAGTAATATAGTTCCTTTATATATTGGTGGTTCTAATTTAGGTAATGCATTTAGAAGGTGGAATATAATATTTGCAAATGACTTAAGCGTTAATAGTATAAATGGTTTGCCTTATGTTGCAGGTGGTGGTGGTGGAACTGCTATTGACCTTACATCAATTTCAAGTGATATAATTCCTTCTTCAAACGTTAACTTTAAATTAGGAGATGTAAGTAGAAATTGGAGCAATGCGTATATTCGTGATATAAGCGCGTCTAATATTAGTATAAGTGGAAACATAATATTAAATGTAAGTGGTGGTGCTATAACAAATATAAACAAATTAACTGCTGATGCAAGTAATAATATAATAAGTACAACTCATAGAATATATCAAAACATTAACAGTGATATTAGTTGGAATGCTGTTAATGGTTATTATGGACTGGCAAAAGATGCTTATCCGGCTTTAAATCCTTATTCAAGTGGTGAAAAAGCACTTTCTACTACTAATATTTCAAGTTGGACACTTAGAGCTATACCTGTTGACCTTTTGTCTATGCAAGTTAGTAGCATTTGTTGGTCTCCAAATTTGGGACTATTTGTCGCGGTTGTTACAGATTCAAGTAATAGTGTTTATAATTTGACTGTTAGTAAAGCAATGTATTCATATGATGGTATAAATTGGGTATTAGGTTCTATGAATGCTACATTGCGTTCGGGATTGTGGAAGAGTGTTTGTTGGTCATCAGAACGTGGACTATTTGTTGCACTTGCTTCAGGTAATGTTGCCAACCCTAATTCTAAAATAATGACTTCACAAAATGGTATAACTTGGGCAGAATATTCATTACCAGCATTAGCTTCTGATTCAGAGTGGGCTTCTGTATGTTGGTCTTATGAACTTGGACTATTTGTTGCGGTTGCTCTTTATGGCAACAAAAAAATTATCACTTCGTCAAACGGCACTTCATGGACAATAAGACCAATATCAAATGTATCAAGCAATGAACCAATATTGTCTTGTAAAAGTGTTTGTTGGTCGGCACAACTTGGAATATTTGTTGTTCCCGAATATGATAATAGCACAGGAATAATTATTTCAAAAGATGGTATAACATGGCTAAAATACAATTTTATAAATACTTTATTAAATACTAATACTTGGTCAAGTATTTGTTGGTCGCCACAACTTGGAATATTTGTGGCTGTTGCAAGCACTGGAACTTATAGAATAATGACTTCACAAAATGGAACTCATTGGAATCCAGTATATAATATAGTCCAAACATTATTTTTTGTTGATTGGATTCCTGATCTTAGATTATTTGTTGCTCTTGGTGTCGACAGTTTTGGGATTGAGAATGTGCTAACTTCAGTTGATGGTATAAAATGGAAGACAAGTGTTGTTCCTTCATATGGTGGATGGCTCGGTTCTTGTTGGTCATCTGAACTTGGAATAGTTGTTGCTATTGCCGGAGGCCAATTAGAGGACTACAGTGGACCAAGTAAAGTAATGACTTCTTCATTGCAAGGACGACCTCCTACAAGTTATAATGTATTTGATAGTTGTTTTAATCGGATTGATGAAAGCGGTAATTGGACTTTTGCAAATATTAATGTAAGGTCTAATTTAAATGTTAATACTATTAATGGACAACCTTATAGTGGATCTATTGTTCTTACTTCAGTCAGCTCTAATATAATCCCCTCTACAGACGTTAACTTTAAATTAGGAGATGTAAGTAGAAATTGGAGCAACGCTTATATAAGAGATTTAAGTGTTTCAAATGCTATTACAGTAAATGGTTCAAGAGTAGCAACTACACAACATATTAGAAATGTTATTCCATATGGCGTAATTATGGCTTATTATACTACTCCCGCACCATCTGGATGGGTTCTTTGTGATGGTTCTAATGGAACACCTGACTTAAGAGGTAGATTTATATTGGGAGAAGGGCGAGGGATGGGACTTGATTCAAATGGAGACGCTTTTATTCATAGAAATGTAGGTGACCGTGGAGGTGCAGCACTTCACACATTGACAGAGAGTCAAATGCCAAGCCATAATCATACAACAAGTTTTAAATATTATGCTGCATATTATCAAGGCGCTAGTTATAGCGACTTTAACACCATCAGAGTAGATTCTGCTATATCACCTTCAAACTTTATTTCAACTTCCACTGGTGGCAACGCCTCACACAATAATATGCCCCCTTTTTATGTATTAGTCTATATAATGAAAACAAATGATTATGGTTTTTAATATAATGGTTTAACTTTTCAAGCAAGATATAGTATAATTAATAATAAACGAAATTAAATACATATTTTAATAACAGTTGTGCCAAAATAATAATTATTTTATATTAACTAATATAAAATAACTTTTATGTCAATTACCAATAAATTAATAGCAAATATTAAACAAACCACTGTTGATATAGATAAATTTACAAATACAAATAATGTTATATGTATTGATACAAGCAATAATCGTATTGGTATAAATACAAAAACTCCACGCTATTCTATTGATATATGTGATAATAATGGAAAAATTTTTGTAAGTAATTTAGAAGTTACACAAGATGCAAAATTTTTTACAATAAGTGGTAATACTATAAAGTGTGTAGATGGTAGCTTTACACGCAATTTAGACACCAGTTATATTAATTTTAAAACTATTAGTGGCTCACTATTAAGAGCAACAACTATTAATAGCGCTACTATTTTAGGAATTTGCGGTAATATAGTTGATTTGAGTGGTACTAATATTAAAATTAGTAATCAATTAACAGCACTTACTATTAGTGCTGACACTATTAATACACGAAATTTTAGAACTGTATTTTATGATGTTTTAGAAGCAAGTTTTAATATTCTTAACATTCAAACTACTACAACCACACAAGACTTAATAGCAACTACTATAAGTTGTGATACTTTAAGAGCAAAAAATATAATAAGTGACAATATAAAATGTAATGTAACACTTTCAGCTGAAACTATTATAAGTAATGATTTACGATCAGTAAATAATAAACCTTATTTTACACTTTCAGGAAGTGAACTTGTTTTAGCTACTGGGTTAGGTTCATCTAATCTTGCAAATATAAATAGTACAATAAATACAGCAATAGCAGCAAATTTTAGTGGAAATCGAGACTTTTCTTTTATTAAAGTTGAAAGGGCCAATATTAAAGATTGTAGTATGACTACTTGTTTAATAGAAGATGAGTTGAATGTAAAAAATATTAGACTTGATAATTCTAATGGGCGTTTATTATTACCGCTAAAAAATAATAATAATAACATTGCTAACAGTTTGGCAATTAAAAATTTTAGATACAATATTGGTAGCGGATTAATACAAAATATTAATAGTTTAGCTTTTTATAATACTAATTCAAAATGGTCAAATATTTTTACAGCAACACATTATGCTACTCTTGATTTAAGCAATATTTCTAACAAAAATCTTACATCTTATTCTGTAAGTGCATTAAGTTATTATAAATACATTCCATTAAGATTTAAAACTATTAATAATAATCCAGCAAAAACAGATTTATTTTATATTAGTCCATTTCCAAATGTAGACAAATATATAGAAATAAGTAATATTGATTTGAGTTCAGGAATTTACGAAATTAATGCCAGCGTTACTTTAAGTTATATTAATACTATTAGTGGTGATGTTGAACCAAACGATTTTACATTTGGATTATATGATAAAGAGGTGTTAGATCCTATTCTTACTAATAATCTTAATAATCTTAATATAACTACTACTATTGATACGTCTTATAATTATGTAAAAAACAAGAATTTTATAGTAGCATTTGATAATAGTTATAATTATTCAAGTGTATCATTACATTATATTGGTCCCTTGTTTGCATATAACTATTCTAATATACCTTCTAATTACAGAAGAGGAATATGTTATTTGGTAAGCTCACAAAAAGAGATTAGTAATTTTAATGTAGAATACTTTACTTCAACAATTAAACTCCTTAATTATTATGATAATTAATTACTTTATAATTATTTTATAATTATATTATATGCAAAATAATTATAAAATAATTATAAAATAGTTATTTAATGACCACGTCTTGATCTTCTGACTCTTGCAGGTCTTCTTGATCTTTGCGACCTTCTATAGCCTTGGGATCTTTGGGATCTTTGGGATCTTTGGGATCTTTGGGATCTTCGTAATTTTCTTGATCTGCCTCTTCTTCCTCCTGCAGCTTCAGAATTAACTGCAGTCTCTATTACACTAATTTCAGAATCGTCTACCACTAAATCTGTTAAAGCTTGCTTGGCAGCGTCTATTGCTTGTTGTAGTTCAGCTGTCTTAGAAACATCTTTGTTGATTTTTTTTTCCCTTAAAGCTTCTTTAAACTTAGTTTTTGCTTCGCTTACTTTATCTTCTGCTGTTGGTTCTGATGCTGGTGGTTCTGCTGGTGGTTCTGCTGGTGGTGCTGCTGCTGTAGGTTTAAGGTTCGTTACTAGTTCTTTTAGCTGTGTTGTTGTCGATGTTATACTTCCCATAGCGGAGTCTATGTTACTAAGATTTGATTGCAGTCCTTCCAATGCTGGTTTTAATTCTCTATCTAATTGAGTTTTTGCTGTCCCT